CTATCAGGGTGGCGATCGGCGGCAGCAGCGGCGCCAGTGCTTTGAGCGCCTGGCCGAGGATGTTGCCGATGATCGACGCGAACTGGCCGATGATCGGGATGATCGGCTGGATCGCGGCGACGATGGTGCCGAACGCGGCGGTGATCACCGGGAAGATCGGCGCCAGCGCCTTGAGCACCGGCATCAGCAGGGACGCGACGACCTGCACGATCGCGATGAACAGCGGCGCCAGCTTGGCCAGCAGGGGCGCGATCGCCCGGACCGCGGTGACCAGGATCTGCCCGATCAGCGGCGCCAGCGTGTTGATCACCGGGACGAGGGCTTTGATGACGGTGGTGAGCACCGGGCCGATCACCTTCGCCAGTTGCGCGATGACCGGGCCGAGCGCGGACATCGCGGACTTGAGTACCGGCCCGACCGCGGACACCAGCTGCTGCAGCAGCGGCAGGACCGCCGCGCCGATGGACTGCGCCATGTCTTCGAAGGAGCGTTTCGCGCGTTCCATCTGCCCCGGCAGGGTCTGCCCGGCCGCCTTCGCCGAGCCGCCGAACTCCTTCTGCAACTCCCCCATGATGATCTTCTGCGCGCCCATCGTGTTGCCGGACGCGACCATCGACTTGATCTGTTTCTTCTGTCCCTCGTCGAAGGACACCCCGACGCGGGTGAGCGCGCTGATCCCCTTGACCGGGTCGTTGAGGGCTTTGCCGAGCTGCACGGCGTACTTCGACGCGTCGCCGCCCATCTTCGCGGCCATGTCCGCGGTCATCTTGGTGGCCTGGTTGAAGATGTCGTTGCCCTTGCCGGCCGCGTTGCCGACCTTGGTGAACGTCAGCAGCAGCTTCTCCGAGGCGACGATGCTGTCGTCGGTCTGCCCCGAGTAGGACTGGATCGACCCGGCCAGCGACTCGAGCCCCTTCACGCTGACGTTGGCGGCGTTGCCGGTGGTCTTGATCCCGTTCGCCAGCTGCGCCTGCCCGGCCAGGAAATCGTTCTGCTCACCGATACCGGTCTTGAGCACCCCGACCACGGCGCCGAGCGCGGCACCGCCGGCCAGCGCGGCCGCGCCCTTCGCCATGCTGCCCAGCTTGGAGCCGGCCTTGGACGCGCCGGACGCCGCCTGACCGGTCGCGGACTCGACCCGGCCCAGCGTGGAGATCGCCTTCGCCGCCTCCGCGACGACCGCGATCTTGAGGACGGCGGCCACCGGTCACCGCCGCCGCTTGAGCAGTTCGGCGCGCCGCTCCAGGTAGCGGACCGCGGTGAACAGCGCCCGCGGGTCATCCAGCCACACGGTGTGCGCGACGCCGGTCTCCACGGCCAGCATGACGGCCAACATCCCTAGGCCGTCGTCGGAGTAGGGTCCGCTTCCGCGTCGACCGCCTCCAGGTCGTCGAGGTCCTCGATGTCGTCGAGCTGCTCGAGGAACACGTCGAACTTGACCGGCACGCCTTCGACGCGTTGCCGCAGGCACGCCTGGTGCAGCACCCGCATGCCGCGGGTGAGCTCACCCTCACCGTCCCGGTCGGCCTTGACCATGTCCACCGCGTTGGTGTTCAGATCGAACTTCTGCCCGGCCAGGACGAGCCGCACATGCCGGCGCACAGTTGCCATCGGGTCACGCTCCTTGCACGGTGTCGAGGATCGCCTGCACGTTCTCCTCGTACGCGGCCGACCACTGCGTGACCGTGTCGGTGGGGGCGTTGGTCAGGAACAGGGAGGCGCGGATGTTGTGCGCCGGCACCCCGTAGTTCTGCGGCCCCGCATAGGCGAGATCGGAACCGATCTCGACCTGTCCCGGTTCGGACGCCCACCGCACCGACGCGGCCAGCTGCCCGGTCTTGCGGGGCGCGGCCGCGGACGCGCGGGCGGCGATGATCCGCCCGGCCGCGGACTGCGCGTCGACCAGGTCGCCGAGCCGGCGCGCCGCGGCGCCGAGCGTCGACTCCAGCCGCGCCGCCCCCTGGACCTCGATCTCAGCCAACTAGGCCGCCGGGGACGCGTCGGCCGGGGCCGTGTCGCCCGCCGCCGCCGGCTCCTGCTCGGCCGGGGCCGCGGCCGCGCCGGCGCCGCCGGTGCCGGTGCCGAAGGCGAGGACCGGGTCGCCGACCAGGTCCCACTCGAAGTCGGACTGCATCGGCGTGCCGTAGTCGTCGGTCGACCCGAAGTCGATCGGGTCGATGATCACCGTGCCGGTGCAGGTCACCGCGGCCGCGGTGTTCGGCACGTACTCGAACGGCACCTGCTCACCCTTGTGCGTCCAGGAGAACCCGGTGATCCCGGCCTCGTCGGTGAGGTCCTGCAGGAACGTGCCGGCGAAGGTGGAGGTGTAGGTGCGTGAGCCGGGGACCTTGTCGCCGCACAGCACGGTGATGTCGTCGCTGGTGTCGTTGTCCCACGACACGACGCCGTTGATGAGCTGGCAGTCCAGGGTGAGCCCGGTGGTGTCGTCGCCGAGCTTGAGCGTGCCCGGCCCCAGCTTGGTGGTGTTCGGTGCCACGGTCGGCCTCCTAGGTGTTGACGTTGATCGTGAAGCGGAGCGCGGGCACCGAGGACTGGCCGACCGGCCAGGCCCAGTCCTGCACGTTGACGATCTGGCAGTAGGTCCACAGCGCGTCGGCGACGTCGTCGAGCAGCCGGTCGCCCTCGTCGACGGTGTCGTCGCGGTCCACGTTCGGCAGCGCCACCATGACGAACCAGGACGTGTTGAGGTGGCAGCCGTTGCGCCAGCTGGTCTGGTAGCGGACCGGCCAGGCGCAGCCGGGCAGCACCGCCGGCGGGGTGGTCCGGGACGGGCTGATCCCGTCGACCTTGCCGAGCACCTCGACGAGCTCGTCGCGGATCTGGCTGGAGCTGCTCACGCCAGCACCTGGATCCGCCACGGCCCCTCGTACCGGGCCACCTCCGCATCCCACGCGGGCAGGGTCGCCGCGCCGTACTCGGCGTCCGTGGCGACGATGCCGAGCGGGATCCCTTTCGCCGCGGCCGACCGGGCGATCCGGCGCAGCAGCGCCGCGTCGAGGGCCGGCTGTTCGGTGTCGGTGACCGTGCACAGCTCGGCTTGGGTGGCCTGCTCAGCGTCGAACAGCACCTGCAGCTCGTCGTCGGGCAGGACCGACGCGGGGACCTGGATCCACGCGCGGGCCTGCTCGAGCGTGACGGTGACAGTCACGGCGGCGACTACTTGCCGCCGTTCGTGGAGTCTGATCCGCTGCCCGCCGCCTGCGTGGTCTGCGTGTCGGTGGGTGCCGGCAGTCCGGTCGCGCGGACGAACCCGCCCGGGTCGACGACCACGAAGTCGGCGTAGCCGGCGTAGCCGACCATCTGCCCGAGCACGTCGGGCTCGTCGACGGTGATGAACCCGTCCAGGTCCTCCCAGTACTCGGCGAGCGCGGCCGCGCCGACGATGAGCGTCTGCGCCGCGAACTGCGGGTCCAGCACCGGGCGCAGGCCGAGTACGTCACCGCCGCCGGTGAGCGGCAGGTTGTACGCCTTCGCGCCGCTGGTGATCGTCGACGCGCCGAGCCCGGCCCACACGTCCGGGCTCATCCAGATCGTGTCGACGACGGCGCCGCTGGCGTTGGCCGCGACCGTGCCCACCGCTTTGCGCAGGAACGCCTCGACCGCGGCCGGGGTGTAGTCGGCCAGCGCCGCGGTGACCGCGATGTCGGCGGGGAACTCGGTGCACGCGGCCGCGTCGGTGCGTTGCGCGTACACCCTCGTGAAGTCGTCGAACAGGACTTGCAGGATGCTCGGCTGGGTCCAGCGCAGGTCCTGCCGGGACACGTTGACGTGCCCGGCGTACGTGTCCAGCGCCACCGGCACCGAGTCGATGGTCATCTGCCGGGACGCGGTCGGCTGCTTCTCCGCCGCCTGCTTCTGCACGTCCACATGCTGGGTGATCTTGGGCCGGTCGAACTTCGGCGCGGTCGCCGGCCGGTTCGGCACCGACGCGATCAACGGCCGGGTCGCCGGCAGGCTGTTGATCAGCGGCCCGACCAGCGGCCGCGGGATGATGCCCGGGTTGTCGGCGGTGGTCTGGTTCGCGGTGGCCCGCTCGATCTTCTCGATCGCCTCCGGGTCCTTGTTCACCACGGCCCGGTGCAGGGTCATCGCGTAGTGACCCGCGGTGGGGAAGTCCTTGGTGATGTCGTACTCGCCGCCGCCGTCCGGCTTGGACCGCAGCAGCACCGGCGCCGGCCGCACCTTCGCCCGCGCCTCAAGCACCCGGTTGGTGCGGTCCTCAAGCGCCTGGTGATGCTCGATCACCTTGGTCAGCTCGTCGCGGCGCTTGTCCGCACGGTCGATCGTGGCGTTCTCGTCATCGGTGAGGTCGCGGTCCTCGGCCGCGGCCCGCTCGATGATCTCGGTGTTCGCGGCGGTGATCTCGTCGAACTCGGCGTTGAGCCGGTCCAGGTATGCACCCATCATGGGCCTCCGGGCAGACAGCGGTGGACGGTGTCTGGCCGGGTGTCGGCTCGCCCGGGTGTCGGCTCTCAGGCCGGGTGTCGGGTCGTTTCAGGCCGGGTGTCGGCGCTACGACGTGCGAGTCAGACGATAACCCTTCTCCGCCCACCTGGCACGCACCGCGTCCAACCGGGGTGTCGGGTCCGCCGGGATCAGCACATGCTCCCGCGACACCAGCACCCCCGCCCCTGCGTATTGCGGGCTCGCGGTCGCCGCGATGTGGTGCAGCTGGCACTGTTCACGCACGGTCACGACCCGGCCGCCGCGTCTGACCTCGCGGGTCTTGCGTACGGTCGCGGACACCGACCAGCCGACCAGGTCACCCGAGCGGGCCTCCTCGGCCAGTGGATGGTCCCGGTTGAGTTTGAACTCGGCCCACAGCCCCTCGTCACGTTCGGCCAGGTGCACGCACCGGCCCAGGAACCGGTCCCGGTCCACTTCACCGTGGCCGTGCCGCAACTGGACCCAGCCGAACGGGTGACCGCGGCAGTCCCGCTCGAACGCGCCATACGCGATCTCCTCGACGTAGGACGTCACCCCCCGGTCGTCGGAAACCACCTGCTCCCGGCCGTAGGGCATCGCGATCCCGCCGACCGTCCACCCGTCCCCGACCGGTTCCATCGCCGTGTCCGGCATCGACCGGCAGATCACCAGCTCGCTCACCCGGTCACCTCCTGCGGTGTCAGTTCCGGCGTCCCCGCCGGCGTCGTCCCCTCGGCCTCGATCGATGCCAGCGGCGGCCGGCCGATCATCGCCCGCGCCTCGTCCACCGCCACGATCCCGGCGCCGACGTACCCGGTCAGCACCTCCTCGGTGGTGCGCTGGTCCGCGCGCATCCGGCCCGCGTAGTTCCACGCCACCGACGTGCCCCGCGGCATCAACCACTTCGTGAACGATTCCGACAACGGCCGCGCCCACCGGTCCACCGAATCCCGCACGAAATCGATGTCGGCGGTCTCCACGTTCTGGTACGTCATTTGAGGTCCCGACAGCCCCAGCTTCCACGCCGGGATCCCGAGCAGCATCGCCACCAGCGCCGCGTCCCACTGCCGCGACTGCACCAGCTGCGCCTGCTCCGCGTTGGACACCAGCGGGGTCAGCACGTACCCGGTCGGCAGGATCACCGGCTCCCGCGTCGAGGTCATCTCCCGCCACTTCGCCTTGAGCTGATCACCCTGCTCCTGGGTCAGCGCGGTCGGCGACTGCAGCACCGCCGGCGGCAACGCCCCACCCGCGAAGTAGGAGCTCGCGTGCTGCTCCGCGGCGACCGCCCCACCCAACCAGGCCCCGTACTGCGCGAGCACGCCGCGGCCCATGATCTCCCCGGACCGGTTGCCCGCCGACACGTACAGCACCTCGTCCGCGGACAGCGTCACCCCGGCGACCGTCCACCACCACTCGAACGAGGTCGGGTCCTGCAGGATCCACACGTCGTCCGCGGCGATCGGCACCAGCCACCCGGCCCGGCCGGTGCGGAAGTCCACGTCCCCGTACAGCGCCAGATGTACGCCGTACAGCACCAGGTCCTCCACCGCGGCCCACCGGTAATGCCACGGCGTGGTCAGCGGGTCCGGGTCGGTGAGCACCGCCGGCTGGTCCGGCAGCCGCACGTTCACCCCCAGATCCGCGTCCCAGCGTTGCGCGTACCAGTCCGTCGAGGCGACCGCGTTCGCGAGCAGGTTCAACCCACGGCCGAACGGCGGCAACCCCAACGCCTCGGTCTCGGTCGCCGGCCACGGCGCCGGCGGCGGCACCCAGTCCCCCAGCAGCCACGCGAACTCCCCCCGCCCCCGCAGCCGCGACCGGCACCCGGCCACCCGCGTCCCCAGCCCGCCGGTACGCAGCCGCGGCGACGAGACCAGCCGCGCCACCTGACCACGACTCGCCATCCACGCCTCCCACTCAGAAAACGAAGAAATCGGGGACCTGCGCGGCGGGCAGCTCGGCCGCGGCCGCGACCGCCCACGCCGCGCAGCGCAGCAGATCACTGCGCCCCGACCTCGGCGACAAGATCAGCCCGCCGGCGCGGGACGCGGTCACCCGCGCCGCACCCACCTGCCCCGTCAGATCCCGACCGCCGTCATGCACCAGCCGGCCCGCCACCACCAGCTCCCGCAACATCGGCAACCCCGCCGACGTGTCCGCCGCACCCATCCGCTCCACCTCGCCGAGAGCCGCGATCGCCGCGTCACGCAGCAACTGCGCCCCGACCAGCAGCCGCGACCCGGCATGCGCCGACACCTGCCACGCCACCCACGCCGCCGCCCGAGCCCGCGACTCGAACAGCTGCCCCGACACAAGCACCCGCCCGTCACCGAGCCGGGCCGCAACCAGCGCCGCCGCGCCGGCCCCGCCCCAGTCATCCACCGCCAACACCACCGGCCCCGCCGGCACCGGCACCCGCAGATCCGCCGCGCCCGCCCACACCTGCCCATCCACCAGCGGCACCACCGTCGCAGCTGACTGCGCCGCCGACCGCGCCGGCCACACGTTGAGGTACTGCGCGCGGAACGACTCCACCGGATCCGGCTCGCCCACCACCGGCAGCGGCGCAGACCGCGTAGCCGCCAACGCCGTACGGATCAGGTCCTCACGATCCGCCGACCACCACGGCGACGCCGCCCGCCACCCCGACTCATCACCCGGATCCGCAGCCGCAGACCACTCGATCAGCAACGCCGACCCCGGACTGTCCAGCTCACCCAACGCCGCCGCACGCCGCGCCAGGAACAGCGACGTCGACTGCGGATGCGCCGTCGACGCCAACACCAGCTGCGGCTGCAGCCGCGCCAACATCGTCGGCGCCATACCGTCGTCGATCACATCCGCAGCGATCCCCCACGCCTCATCCGCCAACGCCAGCGACGCCGAATAGCCATAGACACCCCTCGTCGCCCGCAGCAGCCACCGGCCGCCGTCCGGACCCGACACCTCCTCGCGCCCATTCGACTCCACCACCCGGTACCCAGCCGCCCGGCGACTACGCGCCCACGCCTTCGCCGACCGCTGCGTATCCCGCATGATCTGCAGATCCCGCGCCGTATGCAGCACCGTCTGCGGCTCCCCGAACAGGTCCGCCCGGTGCATCCGCCACAGCGCCAACGCCCGCAGCAAAGTTGACTTCCCCACCTGACGCGCCACCGTCAACAGCACCGACCGCCACACCAGCACCCCGGCTGCGTCGTACTCAAGCAGCCGGTACACCACTAGCCGCTGCCACCACAGCAGCACGATCCCAGCCTCGCCGGCCAACCACTCGACAGCCCCTGCGCCATATGAACCCGTCGCCGCCGGGTGCGGACCCGTCATGTACCGCGGCCACCGAGCGTCCTCGGGGATGTTCCGCAACTCGGCGAGCCATTCGCAGCGATCCCAGCATGGATCCGGCGCATCCGGGCCGATCCCGGCGGATTCTGATTCTGAGGGATTTTCGCCCATGGCTGAGCCATTCGCGCCGCCAGCCTCCAGAAAAACCGGCCCCCCTCGCGGTGTGTCCTTCGCGCGTCGGTTGCATTCGCGGTGCTCTGGTCGTGCGTCGGCGTCGCTTCCGCCGTGTGACCAGGGCAGGTCGTGGCCTAGATCCCACGGCGTGTGTGGGTCGATGGGTAGGCCGCAGCGTGCGCAGTTGATGCCGCCGGCGGTGACGATCGGTGCCCAGTGTTTGCGCAGTCGGTTCCACGATGCCGAGTGTGCGGTGCGGTCTGCGCGGGCGGCGGTCATGCGTCGTCCTCGTCGCCGTGGACGGCGAGGTAGGTGAGCATGCCATGCAGGATGGTGGTGTCGTTGCGGGCGAACCCGAGCGCGTTGTTGCACATCTGGCAGATGAGTCCGCGTACGCATTCCCCGCAGCTGTGCGCGCCGGGGCAGCAGTCATGGTCGTGGTCGACGACGAGCAGTGAGCCGACTCGGCCAGTGATCGGGTGCTTGATCTTTGTGACGATGTCGACGCCGCAGATCTCGCACGTCGGGTCGGTGATCAGTCGCTGCGCGAGATGGTGCGGGACGCGGTGGCGGCGCAGCCGCTGGGTGAGGTGGCGGATCGGTTCGGTGCAGGTGCTGCACACGTACGGCCAGGTGGTGCCGGTGGGTGTCTGTGTGGCCGGCTTACCGCACCATGCGCAGGTGGGCAGTGGGGTTGGCTTCTGCCGGTGCGCGATGGTGTAGCCGAGGTGCTTGCATCGCGCCGAGCAGTACTTCGTGCCGGCACCGTCGATGCCGATGGTGAACGGTCCGTCGCAGGTCTGGCAGATCCGGTCGCGGTTGCCGCAGTGCTTGCCGTCGCAGTAGCGATGCGTCTCGCCGGTGCGGGTGTTGCGGCGAGCGGGCCGCGCGCACATGGCGCAGCGGGGGCGGTCGTCGACGGGTGCGGGGTCGTCGGTCCAGAGCGGTGGTTGTTCCATCGTCATCGCTGCTCGAGCTGGGCGGTGGTGTTCGCGAGGGTGTTGAGGGTGTGGATGGGGGTGAACCGGTCGGGGCGCCGTTGGATGGTGAGGCCGCTGATGAGTGCGTGCCGGTCGCCGTCCTGGTGGTCGGTGGCGAGGTAGATCCACTCGTCGACGATGGGGGTGTCGTCGGGTTGGGTCACGGTTGACCTTCCGGGCAGGCTGACGCCGGGGGTGCCGTGGCCACGACGGGGTCAGCGTAGCGCCGTTGTCGGCGGCCGGGGTTATTCTGCGCGGCTCGCCCGCGTGTCATGACGAGCAGCAGATGGAACTCGTCGGCCTGGAACAGGACGGCGGGATGCCCGTCGGGTGCGGTGGTGCGGGAGATAGCGATGCGCATGCCGGGCCGGTGCGTGGTCACGGGTTGTCCTCGTGACTGTCGCTCGGCGGTCTCATCTGCTCGAACATCCTGCTCAGGTCGCTGATGGTCTTCTCGGTGCGCAGCTGCTGGGCGAGGGTGATCCACAGGTTGACGGCCTCGACTGCGCGGGCCGCGTCGGCCACGGTGTGGAACGTGGCGATGGGTGTGTTGCCGGCGTAGACGTGGATGCCGTAGTGCTGCCCGACTCGCCAGGGTGTTGCGTTGCCGACGGCGCGGGCGAGTGCGCTGATGGCGGTGTCGGTCATGCGGGTGGGGTCCAGCCGAGGCGGGTGAGCTCGTCGCGGGTCTGCTCGCTCAGCTCGACGTGCACCGGCAGCCCGTCCACGGTGATGCCGCGGGCCAGCACCGGGATATCGAGCGTGAGTCGCGCGATCGGCGTGCCGCCGTCGATGCGCAGGGTGAGCGCGGTGCACATACGGGCGATGTCGTGGCCGTCGAGGGTGATGGCGTAGGCCTGGCCGTCGGGTGCGATGTGCAGCTGGTGGTCGCCGATCATCGGGTGGGCTCCGGTGCGGTGTCGGGGTCGACGAAGCGGGTGGCGATCTCCCAGGGTTGCCAGCCGGCGGCGATGCAGCGTTCGATCTCGCGGCGCAGCTCGGCCGGGGTGAGTTCGTAGCTGGACGGTTGGTTCCAGTCGCTGCTGCGGGGCCCTGGCTGTGGGCGTCGCGGGGTGTGCCGGCGGATCTCGGCGATGGCGTCGAGGTAGGCGGCGTGCGCGGCCTCGGGGTCGAGCGCGTTGGCTTTGGCGGCGGCGATGTCAGCGTTGACGGCGGCGGTGTGGTCGCGGGCGGGTTGGTCGGCGATGTCGGCGTCGGTAGCTATGGGGGTGCCGTCGATGCGGTAGAGGCGGATGCCGGCGCCGAGCATGAGACGGGCGACGTGGTCGAGGTACTGCTCGGGGAATTGCCAGCCGTCGTCCTGGATGAATGCGGCCCAGCGTTTGGTCTTGAGGACGGCGGTGACGTCGGGGTGCCAGGTGACGACGGTGACGACGCCGTTGGCGTTGACGCGGCAGCCGATGAGCCGCAGTGCTTGGTCGTCGGGGTTGTCGGGTGATTGATTCATTGATGGTTCTTCCGGCGGTCGGGCTGGATGCCGGCGCCTCACCCGGCCGGCGGTGACGTCGTCGCGGCTCGCGTAGGCGATGTCGTTCTCGTGTTCGGTGCTTGAGCGGACCAGGGCGCCGCTGTCGCGGTCGCGGCCGACGACGTACACCCTGCGGCGGTCGGTGTCGCGGGTGTCGCGGACTCGGCCGAACGGTTCGCAGTCTTCCGCGGCGGTCGCGTCGAGTTGCCGGTACACGCTCAACGTGACCTGGCGTGAGCCGACCATCAGCGCGCGGACCTCGGCGGTGAGCACGTCTACGCGTGCGGCGGCGACGGTCATGTCTCTCCATCCCTACTGACATTTCTGGCCACTCTCCGGGTGAGGGTGTCCAGCGCGGTGCGTTCCACGTCCGGCGCGAGGCTGTACAGCCAGCGGACGCCGTCGTCGCCCCAGGGCTGTTCTTCGATGACGAGCAGCCGCAGTAGGTGCAGTTCCTGCATCACCCGGTCGACGGTCTTGCGCGGCACCTGCAGCCGCTTGCCGGTTTCGTAGGGCCGGGTGTGCGGGTGCGCGGCGGTGTCGGCGAGGATGCGCAGCCGCAGCGGCGGGACGCTGTCGCCGGCGCAGCGCACGGCGAGGGAGAAGGCGCTCTTGCGGTTCAGCCCGATGGCGAGGCCGCCGCGCATGATCTGCGCGAGCTGCTTGGCGAATCTGGTCGGCATCTCCGGGTCGTGCGCGTACACCGGGTCGCCGGTGTAGCCGCGTTCGACGGAGGTGCGGGCGAGGGTCACCAGGTCGGCGAGGCGCAGGATGGCCAGCTCTTCGGGTTCGGTCAGTTCGGAGACGTCGGGGTCGATCCCTTTGATGAGGGTGCCGACATGCGCGGCCAGTTCGCTGCGCATCGTCTCTTCGTGGTTGACGTTGCGCAGCGCTTGCAGCCCGGCGGCGCGCCGGTCGCGGGTGGAGTCGAAGCGGACGAGGACGTGCCGGTCGCCGAGTGCGGCGATGACGGTGTGCGCCGAGTCCCAGGCGGTGGTGACGGCGCCGATGAGCACGACCCGGCCGCGCCATTCGAGACGTTGCCCTCCGTCGGAGCCGACGTCGCGGAACCAGTAGCCGTCGTAGATCTCGCGTAGCGCGGCGAGCACTTGGGCGCGGGTGTCGCGGTTCATGGACAGGATGGAGGTGAAGTCTTTGACGACGAGCAGCCCGCGCGGCCCGATCTTGCGGAGCAGCCCGCCGCTGGCGTCGGCGGCGCGTTCCTTGCGGGAGGTTCCGGACAGCAGCGCCGCCTCGCCGGTGATGGTGGACACGACGGTTGCGTCGGCGCCGGTGAGCGGCATCACCGTCTCGGTCTTGGCCGCTCCGGACGCGGCGACGACGAGCAGCCATGGCGGGTCACCTCCGAACCGGGCGGCGGCGGCGGCGGCGAGCACCGCGTCGAGCGCCTGGACGTCGTAGGAGCTGCCGAGCCAGCGGTGGAACAGTTCGTGGGTCGCGGCTAAGTGGCCAGAAATGTCAGTAAGGATGGAAGGGGCTGCTTCCTGCGGCCGCGGCGGAGCAGCGGGTTGCGGCGGTTCGGGGCGCACCGGCGGGCCGTCGTCGGCGAGCTCGAGCAGCGTCTGCACGGTGCCGCCGGCGGCGAGGTAGTCGTCCAGGCCGACCTTGCGACCGTCCGCGGGGGCGGGGATGAACACGTAGTGCACGGTCGCGCCCCGGCCGGCGAGCAGCGCCCCGAGGCGGGCGACCGCGTTCGCCACGTCCGGGTTGGCCGCCACGTCCGAGTCCGGCGCGAGGTACACGTCGCGGTCGTTGAGCGCGACCCATTCCCAGTCGGCGAGGGCGGTCTTGCCGCCGCGGGCGTTGGACCCGCGCCAGCCCCACACGCCGAACGTGGCGATGCACACCAGCCCGGCGCTGACGGCGGCGTCCGCCTTCAACGGCGACTCGGTGATCCACAGCGGGTGGCTGGGGTCGGCGAGCCTGCCGTTGACCTGCGGGGGCACGTCGATCACGAGCCGCGCCCGGGTCGGCAGTTCGTACTTGGCCGGTTTGCCGTTGCGGGTGCGCGGCTTGTCCGGCCGGTACTGGTAGAACGCTCGGCTGCCGTGCACGTCGTGGACCGGGATGAGCAGTCCGGGTGTCAGCGTGGACGCGGCGAGCGGGAAGCCCTGTTGCCGCAGGAAGCCTGGCATCGTCAGCGTCTCGTAGCCGCGCGCGGCGGCCACCTGCGCGGTGATGCCACGCTCGGTGAGTAGTTGGCGGTGCTGCTCGGAGAGGCTGGCGCTGCTCACGCCCGCCACCAGCCGGAGCAGGAGCAACGCCGGTCAGGGTCGTATGCGGCCGCGCAGCGCGACGAATGCCACCGCGACGGAGGCAGCCGCCTGGCTGCTTCGGCGCGAGCCTTGCGGCCGATGGCTGGTGTCCACGCGGGCCGGTGCGGCTGCGGCTGCGTGACGTCGGCCTTGCCTGTCATGATGGGTCGACTCCTTTGTCCGGGTGTCGGTTCGGTGGCCGGGCGGCAGACATCACCGCCCGGCCGAGTGCTGTTCAGGGCAAGAACTTGTCGTGCGGGTCGCCCGGTTCGCCGAGGTCGTCGGTGAACTGCTCCAGTTCGCGAGGCACGCTGTACCGGTACCGCCATCTGTCCCGGCCGCCGGCCAGCTGCTCATGCAGTCGGTGCCGGCGCCGCTCGAGCTCGCGGACGTCTACCTCGGGGATCAGCTGCTCCGCGGTGGGCAGCTTCGTCAGCGCGGCGAGACCTTCGGTCGAGGTGATGCCGCCCGCGATCAACGCGATGTTCTGCTCGTTCGCGGCCCGCTCCAGCGACGCCCGCGCGTTGCGGAGGTCGTCGTCGATCGCGGTATAGGCGACCTTGCGCAGCTCCGCGCGGCGGGCCGAATCAGCGTTCTCCCCGCGCGGAGACCAGAACAATCGCAGCTTGGGCCGGAACTCCTTCGGCACGCGGTCAAGGTCGAGGATCGCGTTGATGCGGTCGTTGGCATCGGCGGCGACCGCTTCGGCCTGGGCGATGAGCTCCTTCCACCGCTCGTCGGAGGCCTTGAACTCCTGCGCGAGCTGCCGTTCCACGTCCGCCTTGCGGGAGGCGGCGACTCCGGCCAGGTCCGCGGCCGCGGTCTTGGCCCGCAGCTTGAGGATGCGGATCAGGTCGAGCC